GAGGTATGCAAGCTTACGCATCAGGAACTGCAGGAACAATAGATTTTCATAATACATCTTTAACAGGAACTATCGTTTCTAAATTTTATGTAAGTGATGGTCCCACAGGTGGATATGATATTGAACCTTATATTCCAGACAATGGCTTATTATTTAAAGCTGGAGCATATATTAATCTTCAATCTACTCGTGTAGTAGAAGCAATAACAGTTTACTACGACGGTCCAAATCCAACAGGCAGTTAGGAAATTAAATGGCGACTATTACTTACACAGTTACAGTTGCAACTGGTACTAACCAATTTAGTGCAAATGCAAATAAATTTCTTATTGATGGTGAAGTAAGTCCCGTTCTTTTTTTACAAGAAGGCAACACTTATATATTTGATCAATCTAATACAAGTAATGCTAATTTTACTTTAGGATTATCAAGTACTAAAGATGGTAACTTACCTAATGCAATAGCACCCTATACAACAGGTGTAACTGTTACAGGAACTGCTGGACAAGCAGGAGCAAAAACAACTATTATTGTTGCTCCGGTAAGAACAGTAGGAGCACCAGTTTTATTTTATTACAATTCTTTATCCGGTAATGCTTTAACTGCAGGTATGGGTAATACTGCACAAACAACTCCACCTACTTCAGAAACTACAGAATTTAATCCTCAGATAGATGAGATTATAGAAGAAGCCTATGAAAGAACAGGTGTACTTGGTACTAGAACTGGTTACCAATTAAGATCTGCAAGACGTTCTTTAAATATTTTATTTCAAGAATGGCAAAATAGAGGTGTTCATTTATGGAAAGTAGAACTTGCTAAAGTACCTTTAGTATTAGGTCAAGATGAGTATAGTTATGCAACAGATACAACAAATTTCCCTAATGATATAACTTCTGTTTTAGAAGCTTTTTATAGAAATAATTCTAACGTAGCAGCTCCTGTGGATATTGCTTTAACTCAAATTAGTAGATCAACTTATAACGCAACACCAAATAAATTAACACAAGGAACACCTTCACAATACTACGTAGATAGAAAAATAAATCCTAGTATTTATTTATATGCAACACCAAGTTCAAGTGTATCAAGTACAACTACACCAAGTAGTTTTCAATTTTGTTTTTATTATCTAGCTAAAATTCAAGATGTAGGTTCTTACAATTATACATCTGATGTAGTTAATAGGTTTTTCCCATGTATGATTTCCGGACTTGCTTATTATTTAAGTCAAAAAGTTTCACCAGAAAGATCTGGAGAATTAGAGAGAAGATATGAAAGTGAAATGCTAAGAGCATTGGATGCAGACAATCAAGGCACATCTACATTTATATCACCACAGACTTTTTATGGAGATGGTGTATAATGGGAGTTTTTGCTAAAGGTAAACATGCATTATCAATTTCTGATAGATCAGGATTAAGATTTCCATATACTGAAATGGTTAGAGAATGGAACGGATCATTAGTTCATTTTTCAGAGTTTGAACCGAAGCAACCACAACTTGAACCTAAGCCAGTAGGATCAGACCCACAAGCTTTACAAAATCCTAGAGTACAAGGAGAAGATACTCCTCAATTAATTTTATTAAATCCGAATCCATTTGAAATTATTATTTCAGGTGGCAATACTTTTGTTAATGTATATTCAGTTGATCACCAAAGACTAGCTGGGAGTGTTGTTAGATTAAGAGGAGCACCACAAGTTATAGCTGCAGGAACAGGTGGGGCGGACACCCCTAACTTACAATCATTTGCACCTATTCCAACTATATCAGCAGTTACAGATATAGATAATGTGGCAGGTTTTACAATTCAACTAGGTAGAATTGCAGCGGATGGAACAGTATCTGGAGCAACAACAACAGATTCTTTAACAACTCCTATTAGTTATTTTTATTTTCAAAGTGGCGACAATGGTTTATTATCTGGTACAACAGGTGGTGGTAATAATTGTTCAGCAGGTCCTGTAACATTGGAGGCAATATAATATGGCATATACTTTAGCAAACTTACAATCAGATATTAGATCCTATACAGAAGTATCAGACACTGTTTTAACAGAAGGTGTTTTAGAAACTATTATAAAAAATGCTGAAAACAAAATTTTAAGGTCTGTACCTACAGATCAAAATGCACACTATGCAACATCTAGTATGGTGGCTGGAAATAGATTTGTAACTATTCCAGATGACATGAGATCTATAAATTATGTTCAACTTACAAATTCAAATAACGAACAATTTTATTTAGAACAAAGAGATCCTAGTTTTATGGCAGAGTATTATTCAACACCTGGAACTTCAGCAGTAGATATACCTAGATATTATGCTAATTGGGATGAAAATTTTTGGGTAGTAGCCCCTACGCCAGATAAAACATATGCAATTACTTTAGCTTATAATAAAGAAAACGATAGCATAACTAGTACAACACAACCAACAGCTGCTCCAGCAGCTACAAATGGTACTTATTTATCTAATAAATATCAAGACTTGCTGTTGTATGCATGTTTGATAAATACATATGGATACTTGAAAGGTCCAGCAGATATGATACAATACTACCAAGGGCAATATGAAAATGCTCTTACCACGTATGCAACTGAACAAATTGGTTACAGACGCAGAGATGAATATCAAGATGGTATGATTCGTCAACAATTAATATCTAAACCACCATCAAGTAATAATTAATTAAGGAGATAAAATAATATGGCAAATATAATACCGTTCGCATTTAGAGGAGAACTCTTTTCGGGAACACATAATTTTGCAAATGGAGGAAACTCATTTAAAATAGCTTTGTATACAGGAAATCCATATAGTACTTCAAGCACAACGTATCTTACTGGACAAGAAGTAAGTGCTTCTAATACTGGATATACAACAGCAGGAAAAGTTTTAGCGTCACAAGCAGTTGCTTCAGGTACTGCAGTAGCGTCTGTTGACTTTGCTGACTCAGTATTAAGTAATGCTACATTTACTGCAGCATTCGCAGCTATTTACAATGACACTAACTCAGACAAATTATGTGTTGTATTAGATTTTGGAGGAAACAAAACTGCTACTAATGGTACGTTTACAATTTCATTCCCTAATCCAAGTACACCAGCCAATGCTATCATAAGCATGGCGTAAGGATAAAATAAATGACGTTTAAATTAAACGATAGAGTTAAAGAAACTAGTTCTACTACAGGGACAGGTACTTTTACACTCGGCGGTGCGGTAACAGGTTTTGAAACTTTTGTTGCAGGTATCGGTGGAAGTAATACTACTTACTATTGTATTTTTGAAAACGGTACTAATAATTTTGAAGTTGGTTTTGGAACTTTAAATGCAAATGCAACTACTTTAGCTAGAACTAATATTATATCTAGTTCTAATAGTGATGCTGCAGTAAACTTTCAAGGCGCAACAGAAGTATTCTGTACAGTTCCTGGTGCAAAAATAAGTTTACCTACACCAGAAGAATATGGTTCTTCATCAGCACCAAATATAATTACAGTTAAAGTTGCTTCTAAAACAGCGGCTCATCCTTATTCAGGCCAAGGGTCTTCTAGTGCATATTACTTTGATGGATTAGAATCACCAGCAATTACATTTTCAGGTGCAGATTCATCTTACAAATATTACTACAGATTTGATCAAGCAGATTCTACAAACAACGGTCACCCATTAAGATTTTATTTAGACGCTGCTAAAAATACAGCTTACACTACAGGTGTAACTACAAACGGAACTCCAGGAAATGCTGGGGCATATACTCAAATAGCAGTTGATGCAAACACACCTAACATTGTTTATTACCAATGTTCAAGTCACGCTTACATGGGTAATTTTGCAAACGTAATATCTAATTATATAAATGGTGATTTAACTGTAGGTTCGTTATTAAAAATGCCTGACAATACATCTGCTAAAATATTAGTGGCGGATGGTACAAGTTACCAAGAATCAGCTATGTCAGGAGATGCAACAATTGCATCAGGTGGAGCATTAACTTTAGCAAACTCAGGAGTTACAGCTGCTAGTTATACAAATTCATCTGTTACAGTGGATGCAAAAGGAAGAGTAACTTCAGCTTCAAATGGAACTGCGGGAGCTACAGCGGGTTTTGCCGTTGCAATGGCAATCGCGTTATAGTATAAGGAATAAATTATGGCACAAAACTTTAGAAATTATTTAACAAGAAACACAGGTGCATCAGCAGTAGATGCTTTAGGTGGAGC